GCTAGTGGTCATAAGACTAGCAACATCATTTGCACCTGTAGCTGACATGCTGCTGGCTACAAGATTTGCTGTGGTGTTAGTTACTGAGCTAACACTATTGAATATATAATTAACACCTACAAAAGACATCTGACCTGCTATAGAATTTGCTCCAACTTCAGTAACTTGTTCTGCAATAAGATTTGCTTGGCTTGAAGAGATGCTGTTAAAAGAGGCTAAGATGTTATTAGATCCTAAGGCCCCCATATCTAATCCTACTTGATCATAAGTAGTTGGGATTAGTTCACCGGAGGTGCTCATTATCAAAGGCCCTTGAACACCAGGTAAAGTGGGTAAGGTAACTTGATAGCTTGCTGTTAAGTTAGGAGCTGACAGAGTTAATGCATATGTAGAGTTAGGAGATAAGTTTCTAAGTAATACATTTCCTGTGTCTATTGAAGTGGCAAGACCCCCGATATCATAGAATAATTGTAGATTATTTGAACCATTGAAGGCTGCTGTAGCAAGGCCGTTTGTAACACCGCTGCCCGTGGCATTTACAACTCCTGCAGCAGTTATTTGTATATGATTATTGGCCCCATCGGTTACCCATAATTCTGTCCCCTTAAAGAAAATACTATTGATAGCAGCATTAGTTGTTTGAGGTACGAAGTTCACTGCTTGTGTATTTAAGAGGATTTGAGGGGTTGAGCTTCCGACACCGGCCATGTTGAGTGCTGAGTTGATGTTTAAAGAAAGAGGAGTAAGCTGCACGCCTTTGTTTAAGGTATGATCGTGGGAATCGATTAAAGTTAATGAGGTGTAAATATCTGAGGCATAAGCTTGCCCCGGTGTAACACCTGGTACTGGATTTAATAGACCCATGTTTGGGGTTGTTATAGAGCCGTCGTTTGACATTAGTACACCACTAAGTTAATAGTGCAAGGAGCACTAGAGGTTAAAGTTAAAGTTAAGTCATTAAAAGCAGCAGACCTATAGATTGAGGCTGCGGCACTTTGGTCAGAGATAATCCATCCTTGTTGCATTGCTTGTAACCCGGTGTTGATGACGTTGACTCCGGTGGTTAAAGCAATATTCTTTAGTATCCTAGGAGAGGTAAGCGGGTTAGCTAATACTGGGTTAATCTGCGAAGCCCATTGACTCTGCATCATTTGTTGATTGCGGTCACTGAAATTGAAAAGGGGGAGGGCCATTAGAATCCACCAATCGCGCCGTTTTGTCCGAAGCCACCACCATCGCCCCAGCCTCGGCCTTGGCGTATGTCACTGACTCGATCCGGTTGTCCTGCATCTCTGTTAGGAGCGGTATCTTCAATACGTTTCTGAATGAACAGAATCTCTTCTGTTAGCTTCGTTGTGTCTGATTCTTCTTTATCAAGTGCATATTTAGCAGCCCTAACAATTACATACTCTAACCATCCACTGAAGCCAATGGTAGTGATGTCTGTATCAAGCATTAAAAGAGGAAGGCGGGGAATGTAAAGGATCTGAAGAACTTGGCCACCTGATGGCGTCGGTATAAACTCAATGTTAGTCCCCAATAAACGATATTGGAGGTTGAATACGCCATAAATGGTTGAGGCGGTATTAGGGAATACGAATCTATTTCTATCTATTAAATTGTATTTGTTGATGGTGACAAAGGCATTATTGGCGTTTTGAAGCCCAAGGTCTACACCGAGGAGCTTATAGAAAGGAGCTGGTGTAAAGGCTGGTCCTTGGTTAGGGTAGCTTAAGAACTGATTAGATCCGTTAGGTAGAGCGAATATGGAGGTATTTCCTGGCGCTATGAACTGTATCCTAGGCGCCATGAAGTAGTCTTCATAGGTGGTAATGAGTAAATCATAAAGCTCATTCATTGCTAGGTTAATGAATGTGTTCCACTCTTGTGTGGTGACGAACTGGGAGTTGATTCTATCAGCCTTCTGCTGTGAGGCTAAGCGCAGGGAGGCTAAGGACATCTCACCGGTTGGTGCGGGAACCAACGGCCCTACGACTGGTGATGATGGACTGCTGCCTGAAATGTTAACTGATTGAACTGTATAATAATAAGCGGTACCAATGACGGCTGCTGTATCCACATAAGAGTTTGAGGTAGAAGTCCCAAGAGCACTGAAGTTCATACCATCAGTTGAGACTTGGATAGCATAGGACGTAGCGCCTGAGGATGGCGACCAGGACAAGTAGTTTTGTTGATTACCTGTTTGCCCAATTAGATTGTTTGGTATGCCTGGAATGCTCATTTAAATCCTCTAAGCCGGGAGACCTACACGTACAACCTTCTCCCGGCTTCTTGTGGTCACTTTGTGTGGGTGGCTGCGACGTCCTTTACGATATCACACTTAGCCCGACGCTATTAACGAAAGGCACCACCCGAAACTAAAACATAGGGCTGGTCACGCATTTAACCCGGGCGCTAATTAGACGCTGGGGCACCCTATAAACTTATTAATTGCCTGTAGAACTTCTGTTGAGTAAGAGTTCAATCTGAAGTATCTCTCCAGATGCTGGATCCGTTGCAGCATTACTAACATTTCGAGTCTGGATTGTAACAAGCGGTGCGGCAGCAACTTTAACTGCGTCTACAGCTACGTTGACGAGTGGGGCAGCGGGAGCCGATGCACCTGAAACGTTTGTCACTCGTACTCCCATCAAGGAGTAGAATGTATTAGAAAGATTAATGGTATAGTTACCAGCAGAGTTACGAACGATAGAAGCAATACCCATACCAGTGTTTGGAATAAGAGTAGGGGCTCCAGAAGCTCCGATGCTTATCTTAGCGAGTAAAGACACCATCTGACCAGCGTAACTAGAATGAAATTGTGAACGATAATTGAAATTAGACATAGGACCTCATTTTAAGACCTAAACACTAATAGTTTAGGTGGGTAGAGAGACTAACAGTTACCACCCACGGGCTGCCAGGACCCTATAGACATTCTAGGGGGTCAGTAATGGTATATTGTCCAATCAGCTCGTTCTAATAGCGTTTATAATCTTATCTGTTGGAGATTCTTGAACAACTCGTCCATTTCTATCAAGTTTTGCAAATACAACACCGGTGATAAGCTTTTTACCTTGAAAATTAACTTCAATGTTTGGATTTAAATGGTGTGGTTTAATCCATGCTAAGTTGTTATTAATATAAGCTATAGTTCCAGAAATACCTTTAACTGTTATTATATCACCTAATTTGTAGTTCATTTGTTTTTCTCCCTATTTAATTCATACAGTACTCTTAATAACTCTGCTGCATGGGGGTCATCATTGTCAAGTGCGAATTCAAAGGCATTCTTAAGAGCTTCAGCATCTGTTAACTTACCCATCTCATGCTGTACACATATCAAGCACATATAACCTCATCTATCTGGTAGAATCGCATCAATCGTTCATGTTTCTCTGCAAGACCTGGGATATCACCATAAAGCTCTCTTACGTAAACCCCTACTATAATTATAGGCACTCCAGTTATAATAGCTAGGTTGCCAATATAAGCAAGACGTTCTTCATCAGTCTTAGGATCAAGTAGAGCCCTTATAGCTGGTATGTTGATGCGGTATTTGTCTGCATCTAACGTACGCATTACGAAAGACCTCGTTCCATCGAATTGTACACTTCCCAGAAGAACTGATCAGCATCAAAGGAGTCGAGGTTAACAATCTCAACACCACGCTCTTCTGCATTATCCAGCATGTGGCAGAGAGCTCTATCGGTGTTAAAGCTTTGGTTCCAATGAGAGTCTTGTACATAATCTTCAAATTGTTCAGTCTCAACATACTTGTCAGCAAAGTCTACAGAATTCATTTTACGCATAAATACTCCTTTATTTATTCTTATTAAACATTAATGCGATTAAGAACTCAGAGATCACTATTACTATTGGTGTAGCTATTATAAGAAATATGACAATCATATAAACTCCCTTAGTTAATGTAAGCAGAAGGGGATCTGTTTTAGCCTCGGAAGGTTTCCGTCCTACCTCCTGCTTACATATATAGAATGTCATAGTAGAGAATGCTTGTCAACTATCTATTTGTTCGTCTATCACCGCGTAATTAGGGTACTTTAATATCTGACCATCAGGCATGAGAATCGTAGAAGTAGTTCTGTCTCTAAATAAGAGAGTTCCTATTCTTCCAGAGTTCTCATAACCTTTAGGCATTTCACCTACAATCATTACCAGCTGTCCTTCAGTCATATGAGTACCCTCCACTATATGGTGAGCCTACGTAATCGTAGGGCTCTATGTCATCGAGAACCATCGTCTTGCTCGGAAACGGTGGGCAACCAAGATAGCCATCTATGACTGCATGCTTCTGCATACGTCGTTTAGAACGACACTTAGGGCATCTTGCTGAGACGCTTTGAGCTTCGGATTCCTTAACAACTTGTCTGTCACCACAATAATCACAGATGGCTACGTAAATCATTTTGCACTACCATCTAATCGTTCGGCTTCTAACTGACCATGAACGATCTTAGCTTCACGCTTTAGATATGCAACATAAGTCTCTATGTGCCCAGCATGCTTCGCCGGTGTAGTTTTCTCAGCTAAGCGATTATTGATTAAAGCTAAATACTTTACTAATTTCTCTTTCTTCTCTTTAGTCATGATTTATTCCCTTCTTCTTCTTTTTCACGTCTTTTAATCTCTGAGGTGATTTTCACTGAGTTAATTACCATGTTATCTATCATGCTCTCAAATACCGCTTCGTCAACTAAGGCGTGTATAAATGAGCCAAGTGCTATGGCCATAACATATTGTGGATATCCATCATCCATTGATATGCCCATGGCTTCTAGCCTTTGGTATGCACCATCTAACTCGGTCAGTATCATCTCTTGTTCGTTTGCTCTATCTCTCTTAACCATTATATACTCCTGCTTCTATTTTCTCACTGTATATGAACATCTTATTGACTCCATAATCAGCAATATCATCTCCTGCCTGTAGGGCATCTAACCCCATAAAGATCTCCTCACTATCAACACCGAGATTCATTAGAAACTCTAATACATCTAACCTAGTGCCGGTGATTAGTACTCTATCGTCTCCACGAACTGCGTATTGTTTGTTCGTGAGTTTATATAGTTTGAACATATTATTTTCCTTCTTTCTTGTTCCAATGTTTAAGTACAAGAGTCCTTATTTGTTTTTCAATCGCGGTACTATTGAGGGCGACGGTGACAAGAGCAGCTCTGGTGGGGGGATGGGCGGAGGCGGTGTAGACGGCGTTGGCGGCGACGTAGGCGGCGTCGTAGGCAGCGGCGGCGGAGGCGGCGTAGGCAGCGGAGGCGGCGTAGGCGGCGGTGAAGGCGGAGGCGGCGTTGGCGGCGACGTAGGCGGCGTAGGCGGCCTCCGTATCAAAGGGCACAGCCCTTGCTGCTTCAATCGCTTGCCTAGGCCTTAAATCGTTGGGATATTTCTCTTCATATTTGTGAAGAGACAGCTCAGCGATGTCCGCGGCCAAGAAACGTAGTTTAGGCGTAGGCATTAAACGCATAGCAACCCAAATCTTATCAGAATGAGTTATGTTCTTAAGCCCTAAGAACTGAGCCATAGTAAAGTCTCTGTTATCATAGAACTTCTTAAAGTTGTTAAATCTCTCTTCGCATGGCTTTAATGCTTCTATCACTTCAGTGTTTATCATATTATTTCTCTCCTGGATGAGTGTTAAAGTATAAGTAGATCTGATGAGCTCTTAGCGTTGCTTTACCATGACAACCTAGATATAATCTCAATCTTAGTAACCAAATGTGTTCTGCTCTCATGATATCTCCTATATAAAGAATCTCATAGATGAGCGATGGTGTCAAGTATCAATTTTATAACAATAATAAAGTGTAACTACTGAGAACACGACAGCTAAAACGTATGGAGCTAATAAAATAACATCCCAACCAGATAGGTGTACTAGATAAGCACCACGGCATATCGTCCCTATAAGCCAGCACCAGGTTGAGCTCTTTGAGATGCCCTTAGCATGACTCTGGCGTATGAATAGCAGTATTTGAGGTAAGTTGGAGTAAACAATGAGAGATGAGCCTATTAGGCCTAATAGGGGGTACATACTGATGTTACTATGTCCTGTCCCTATATGCAATCAACTTTGCTAGGTGAGTCGAATCGTCAATAGCTGCCATATCTCGATTGCATTTATAACACAGTAGTCCGCGTACTTTACCGGTTGCATGGTTGTGGTCGGTGGCAAAATCTCTTTTTAAGGAACTATTAAGCTTATTGCAAATAGCACATCTATTATCCTGTGCACTCCGGATGGTGTCATGTTCTTGAATAGTAAGCCCGTAGCGTTTAAGTCTATCTTTTTCATAATGCTTGTGGTTGTTTTGTCTGGCGATTTCATTATAGCGGTCTCTGTTTAGTTCTCGCCATCTTACGATTTGCTTATTCTTGCATATCTTACAATTATGTCGATACCCGCCGGGTGTCTTGGCGTCTTTGTAAAATTGGTTTTCTTCTTGTTCTACGTTACATTGCCTACAAATCTTAGTCATGTTGACTCCTTAAAGAGAATATATCATAGTTTCGGGTATTAGACAACTAAAAAGGCCCCTGGTATTTCTACCAAGGGCCTTCGGATATTATATTCTAACTAGTTGAAATCTAAGCTGAAAGCAAAACAACTGCGTTCCAACCGGGCGCCGAACATATCAAATTGCCATAGTAACCAATACGAATTTCTAACGCATCGGCGTTTCCTACGCGCAATCCTTCAAGGCCTTCCATCCCGTAAGTCAGAATGTGTGGAACCTTTCCAAGGCTTCTCAACTTGAAGGTGTCCATGGTCAAGAGGTAAGCGGTCTGAGGAGGGCAAGAACGGTCAGTAAGGATCGTTACTCGGCCGTAAGCGCTCTGGAAGGTGATACCTTCGAAAGCAACTTCAACTTCATCATGCTTAACTTGTACGTACTGAACCTTAGCGCCTAAGCTGTTAACTAAAGCAGCATAAGAAGCGAAGTCCATGATACAGATGTCGGGCTTTCCACCTTCTCTGTTTAACAATGCAAGAGCATTCGTGATGCCTTCTTCAATCGTGTACGATTGAGCATTGTATCTGATACCAGCCAAACGGGTTGGGTCAGTAGATCGGTTAACACCCCAGAAGCTATCGTTGCTTGCAGGAGAGGTGCTTGGGAGCCAAGCTGCTAGTCCGGAAAGGGCTAGGAATGAGCCGGTGCTTGTAGCGCCAGCACTTGGCAAGTCACCAGAGATGGTGAGGTAAGCCATGCCAGTTCCGATTGCCCAGTTGCTGGACAGCGTGGAAGCTGATGCTGTTCCAGTAACAATACCGGAATCTCTGTCTACAGAGGTGATCATAACCGTATCGGTGGAAGGAGCGCCGCCGTCAGTAGCAGAAGCCACTAACAACATGCCAACTTCGAAAGCTATGATGCTGTTGCTGTTGGTAAGAGGTAACACTGTTCCACCAACCGTAACGCCAACTTGGCTCGAAGAAGCGGAAGAGATACCACGAGTAGAGGTTCCTGATCCGAATAATTCGAATGCAATGTTGTTGGTTAAGTTGCGGATACCGCCGTCGATCTGCAATTTAGCAGAATCAACGAAAGCGCCAGCATTGGACTTAGTCTGTTCCATCAAAAGGTTAGTGATTGTAACCAATTGATAATCCGAGATAACATAAACGAAGAACGAAACAAGGCTTGTAGCCGTCTGTTGGTTCTGAGCGTTAGCGAACGTGTGGGCACGTCCCTGTGGGTTGCCATATTCCAAAGGAACTGGAATATACTTACCGGCGAATCCATCTGGACTTTCGTTCTTAGGGACGAGAGCTAGTAATGGATTCTCCTTGTACACGAGATCCCTCATGTAATCTTTGTCATCTGTATAAAGCTCTTTAAGAGCTGCGATCTGATTTGAACTATTTGCGTAAACTGCAGACATGTTATATCTTCTTTCATTTGACTTCGGTGATAATGTGGATTAGCACACCATGGTCCTTAGTCTTTATGTACCCTTATAGGGTGTCATAGCACTATGTTATGACCCCTTATGGGGGTACAATGTCATAAATTAGTATTACTTTTTGTGACATGTGTTTTGGTTTTGTGTCATTAGTTTAGATTTAACCGTAAATGTAAACTATAAGTTTACATTTAAGACTTTTTCTAAACTACTTAAGCTGACCTTTAAACGCTGCAATCGCTCTTTCTCTGACACTCACTCGGCCTGAGCTAGATACGGCATTGGTTAAAGTTTTCAATGTTTGTGGCTGCTTTTGCGGCTCTAACTTTGCTTCCACCGGCTTCTGGGCGGGAGCTAGCCTCTGTTGAATCTTCTTTAACTTAGTTAGCTTGAAAGCTTCTTCAACTAAGTAGTCCTCAACTTGTTTAGCGGCATCCTCAACACTGAGAAGGACACCGTCCTGTTTAAACGTTCGCTCGATCAATTCCACTACATCATCAACTGAACTAGTTTCTCTGATCGTCTCGAATTCTGGGTTAGAAGTCACAAGCGCCGTAGTATCTGCTTTAATCTGTTTGATTGCATTCTGGTATGCAACTGTCTGCTGTTGTTCTACAGACTTGCTGGCTTCGGCTTGTTTCTTCTCAAACTCTAATATCTTTGCATCCAACTTCTTTTCGTACTGGGATTGGGCCTGACGCTCTGGGCTATTCTGCGTCAGCATCAGCTCAGTGATTTGGTCATATGTAAGACCGGCCTCAGCTAGGGCACTGAGTGTGTCCTGTGAAAGGCGATCCTTCGAAATGTATTTGGATTGGTATTCTGTTTCCTTGGCCTTGAAGGCTTCTTCCCTTGCGGTAAAAGCAGCTTCTTTGGCTTTAAGTGCTTGTTCTTGTTGAACAGCCTTGGCTCGGAGGGCCTTCTCTTTACGCGCTAATGTCGCATATTGAGTTGAGATAGGATCTTCCGTGGGCGCCTTCGTATCTGCAGGCGGAGCAACTGGAGTAGATAATGTCTCACTGATGGTATTTTGTCCAGTCTTTACAGCAGACAGCTCCTCAGGAGAGACGTTGTTTGGGTTAGCCACTGGTGTGAGAGCAGCTTGCATCCGTCCATTTAGGAAGGCTACAGCTTTATCTCTAGCACTAGATGGTTGATTTTGTTGGGTAATAGGCGCGGACATAGATTCGATCTTCATAAGGTCTTCTTTCATTACTATAAGCATTCAGTCAAGAATGCGGTTTGGTTTGTCGCTACTTAGGGATATAGACTTACAGTCTATTTCTTGAGAATTATACCGGTGACTAGCAGCAGCACCAGTGTACCAAGGGCTATGGAAATGGCTTTCCAATCAATTTCTTTAACTCGTTTAATTTGAGTTACGTTCTTGCAAAGAGAACAGTGTTCTTTACTGATGCAGGCTAGGTTCATATTAACCTTGAGGGGCATTAGGGAGCATTGGGCTTACAGCTGGGGGTGCAGCTACTGCTTGTGGGGCGTTTGCTCCTGGTGCCTGTCCTGGAGCGCCTGGAGGTGCAGCAGGGGGCATAGCTGCTTGTTTAAGAGCTTGGATCTGAGTAAAGAAGTCCCTGAGCATCTGCATCTTCTCTTCTTCAAGCTTAGAGCTACCGTAAAGGTTGATATACTGTGTTGTAAGGTCTTGTGCAAGGGCTAAGTCAAGAAATGGATCTGGCGGTGTATAATCACCATCATCAATAATCTTATCTAATATCTGAAAGATACGTTCTTCTGAAGCATTAGCTAGCTTCTCAATCTGACTTAAGTCACTGAAATCTAAGAGCCTTCGGCCTTCTTTAAGAGAGATCATGCCTGATTGCATCATCTCAGTGACCTTTTCCATACGTCCTGCTGGATCACGCGGGAGGGATGAGGAGTTGAAGCATTGGATAACAAAAGGATCTTTAAGCATCTCTATGTTTGGAAGATCAATAGTTTTAGTAGAATCTTTATTAGGAAACACCGTTTGATAAGAGCCTTGTTCTTTAGCAATATCAATAGCTTTATCAATTATTGCATATGCGAGATCAATAAAGAAGTTATCGTATTTGCGGCTGAGTGTAGCCATACGATCAGTGCTAATATCATCGTAAGAGCGTATAGCTTCACCAGAATTAAGACCGGCAGGTTTCTGGCTTGACGCCGACATTTCTGAAACACCTTCTTGCTGATAGCCATATTGAATCAACCTTTGTAATTGAGCATACATCTCTTCTGGTACACATGGGGCAACTTCATAGATAGGCTTTGTGCCTCGGTATTTAACTATAGAGCCAACATCGTTATTGAATGATGTTGAGACAACCTTAGAGCCATCTTCAACGAATACTCTAGGTACACCGACTAGTTTGATGGCTTTTGATATAGTGAATAAGATGCTATTGATTTCAAGTTGGGTGCCCATGAGCCTCTCAGCAGCGCCTTGAGACCAGAAGCCAAGCAAGCGATCAGAATCATGTAGAAATACAAATGGGAACTTATCTTTGTCATAATCTTCATCCAATATAATACCGGCGCTACAGGCTATCGTATGGCGGCCGTCTTTAGAATTCTTACCGGATCTTAAATGCCATCCTTCAACAACCATAACTAAGTCAGCAACAGTTTTAGAAGAATCAGAGGAATTATCAGGATATGCATTCTCAGCACGTTCAATGATAGATCGATATTTAGAGCCCATTTGTTCTATCAACACCGTTCGGTCAACTAGCTTTAATTGGTATAGCTGTCTTGGGTCACCATAGATGGCCTCATTCGGGTCGATGAGGAGTTCAGTCAAAAGCACTCGTTCTAAAGAGACTTTGTTATCTTCTGACTCATAGACTTTAATACAACCAGTACCAGTTACAGACGCATCTCTTAGGATCTTAGCTGCCTTCTCATAGGTTTTAGTCTGATAGAATTCACCGAGTATGAAGCTATTTAGCTTTTGTGCTAAGTTACGCTCTTTATAGTTGCCATTGTCGGTGAGAAACACCGGTGCTGGCCTAGATTGTGCAATGCGGGCTACTTTAGTGTCGATAACTGATTGCACTATGTTGAACGTAGGGCGGTCAGTCGGAAGCCCTTGGTTCTGGTCCATCTTTGACATGTTAGAGCCGATGAAGGACATGAGTGGCATGTTGCCATATAGACGAGCGTAGATGGCTGTTTGTCTTTGGCGGTAGTTCTGGGTCTCTTTTAAGAAAGCAGCGGTGCTTAAGAGCTGAGCGGCGGCCTCAGCTTGTGTAGGGGCCTTCCACCATTTGTACTGGGTTTTGGAATCTTTTTGAGCCACCGTCTTGGCTATGATGGTTTTCTTTGGGCCTTCAGATGCGGTGACTTTCATATTAGTTTCCTTGTGCTAAGGGATCTTGTCCCGTCGCGCTCCAGAACAGAAGATCATCTGCCGAGAGTTCTGGTTCAGACTCAACATCATCACCAGTGTGGTGTATAGCAACTTTGGGAGCTTTAGTTCTTGGTGTCTCATCAGCAAGCTTAAAGCTTACATCAGGAGATGTGAATTCCTTGACGCCTAACTTTCGGCAGGTGGCTACTAATTTCTTAAGGGCCTTGGCATCCATCATGGAAACTCCTAGGTTATTTCTTAGACTTGTTTTTCTTCATGATCTTACCGACCATATCATGTTCATCAGACTCTTCGAGAAGTTCGTCTCCAGGGTCATGTTCATTAGAATCTTTAGGCTGATGTATTCCATCCATCGTAGAGTCTCTGTCTTCTTCTAATGCTTCATGCTCATTGCGTTCATAGAATCCATTTGGTTGCTCTTCTTCATTGGTATCAAGATCAACTTCACCGCCGTCAGCATATGCCTTACGTGACATGATGTGTTCAGCAATAGATCCACCGTGTGCGAGACTTTCCATCTCATGGAGGTGTCTAGCAGTCATTTCATCTTTAGATTCAAGGATTTGATCTTCATATGTAGGCTCATGGGCAGAAGGCTCTGAACTTTCGCCACGATCATCACCGGCTGAGATCATCCCGCCTTCTGACATCTTTCGGAATTCTTCATGAGCTTTCATGATTGCAGCGTCACGTTTGTCAGTTGCAAATCTCATTGCATCTTCATGAGTAGATTCAGGCATTGGGCTTTCAGACTTAGGACCTCTAGCATCACCAGGAGAGATCATTCCGCCTTCAGCCATTTTCTTAGGGGCCTTACGTTTTACAGAGTAGGCAATCGCTAATGCTGTTTTCTGAGGTTTCCCAGCATGCATTTCAGTTTCAACGTTCTTGCTAAAAGCTTTAGGGGATTTCCCTTTGATCAATGGCATTTACTTATCCTTCTTCTTCTTCGTTAGTGTGAGGGCCTTCTTCGTGTGGCTCACTGTCTAGTAATTCGAATGCTGCCTTAATGGCTGCACTTACAGCTTTAATATTCTTTGAGTGTACGGCTTCGATAAGGTCATGAGAACAAGCATCAATACCATCATCATGGGATTCACCATCTGTGCTATCAGGCTTTCGTTCTATTGTCATGATACCGGCTGCTTGGGCTTTTGGTTTGAGAAATGGGAGCATAGTTCAATGGACCTCTCTTATGATAATATGTCCAAATACCCCTGTTTATATCGAATTTGTACTAAATATTACCCATTATTAGTAATTATCAGCATATGGATCTTTTAGCTGCTCGTATTCTTTGGTGATGCCCTCAAGCTCAGCTTGAAACATCTCATCGTTTTGAGCATCAGCCCAGGCTTGGGTGCCCCATTTAGGCTTTGCAACTGGGGGAGTATATGTAAATGCTGGGGATTCTACGAAAGCGTATAACACCGCATCGATTATATCTGAGTGGTAGGCTGAGGATACTTTAATTCTATCCGGTGTAGACTTATCTCTATCAATTTCAACTAGATAAGAATCTTGTGCAAACTTAGAATCAGTTTTAGCTTTGAATCGTCCAGTGCGGAGAGCATCGTTAAGAAATGCAATGTGCTCCATCTTACGAGCTTTATCTGCAGCTTGTACAGGTATGCCATGACGACGCCTCATTTCCTCAGCTAGTTTCTTACCAAGACCACCTTGATCAATCATTATCTTAGTGATATCATACTTCTTGCGTAAAAGTTCAATTTGTTCAACCAACTCAGTTAATCCTTGTTGCCTCACAACTAATTCTTCAACTAGGTAAGTTGCAGCAGTATCCTCAGACCAGGCTAACACCGCGATGGCATCAGCGTCATCGAACCCCAAATCGATGCCCATTATATAGTTGAGCCGCTTAGGGCTGATTGCAGGCATTGCATCAAAGTGATTAAGTTGAGGATTGTAATGTAATAACAATGAATTTGAATCCAGCGTGAAGCGCCCAAACCACTCCCTCTGTACTGAAGGGTCTGAAGCAGGAACACCGCGTCGCTTAAGCTCTCTGTCTAGCATCTGTTGATGAGTTACTTTAGACTTTTGAATGATAAAAGGGTTATCCCAAAAGGTCCAGTGAAACTTAGCCCATCCATTGTCTGAGATGTAAGCATCGTGAAAGAAGCCTGTAGGAAGAGGGGATGGTGTTCCAATGATATTCAAAGTACCGGCATAATCCATTAGGCTTGGTGCAAGTACTTCATTGATAAGCTCTTTGATATAAGAACGAAAAGATTGGCACTCATCGATGTAAACTAGTTTAAGGGCAAGACCACGGAACTTCTCAATCTCGGTCTCATCTTTGGCACCGGATAGGTAGATGGTAGATGCATTTGGAAATGTTATAGATAGTTCTGCTATGCTCAAGACACCGTTTAGTTTGTAATCTCTATTTAAATCTTTAATCTCTTTCCATATAATCTTCTTAGCATTGTTTCTGCTAAGTGTAATATAGAGACATACCGTACCTGGGCTGTTAATCGCGGTATATACCAGATCAGCGGCACAAGCTGTGGTCTTTCCTGCTCTTCTAGAACATACCGCTACTTTATTAGGCGATGGGTCCATGACAAAAGCTAGCTGTTCTTTGAACAAATGGCCTTCAAGCCTGAACTGCTTATTCTCATCAGCAACTTTCTTACGACGACTAAGCGCTCGTTTGACTGCTTTGATATTAAGAACACTCATTCTTTGGTTATCCTTGAAAGAAGTTCTTCATCTGACATTTCAGCTAAAAGATCTGTCTCTTTCTGTTTAAGATCACCCAACATTGCCATTAAGTCTTTTAGGTTCTGCACTGTGGACCTGTCAAAGGTCTCAAGACCAGCTTGTGTGCTGATTACATTCATCATCCGTGATATATTCTTGAGACCTTGATTAAGTAGGGAGTCAATATCCGTAGTTAAGCCTTCTTCTTTGATAGTGGGAACTTCCACTATCTCCTTGATGACGACCGTACGTTTATTATCTGCCCAAATCTTTGACATTATTTACCTTTAGATACTAACGGCGTTACAGGCTTTGGAGCATACAGAACTCCAGCAACAGTTGCTGCAGGAACTCCAGCCTCTCTTTCAACACCGGTGTGTTTAAAGCTAAGAGTAAGATTCATGTTTTCATCAACTTCCATTGACAAACCAACAAGAGTCTTAGCTTGTGGAGGAAAAACACTCCCTAATTCCCCAATCCCTGGTATAAACAAGGGATGATGAAGTTTAGCGTAAGTTACTTTACGTGACATTATGCCACCGGTGTTTCTGACTCAGCTTTAGCATCTGCCTCAGCTTTTTGTGCTGCAGCGCCTTCTAAGTTAAGTTCTTTTAATTGTTCTTGAACTAATGCAAGGTCTAAGCCTAATGCAAAGATAGAATAATTCAAGTGCCCCGCACGAGTGCAAAGGGTTGTGTACTCAGTTTGAATCTCAGATACAGTTCTTTTTGACATGTTATTGTCTCCTTAGAAAGATATTACAACAGAAAGGGATTGAAGTCAATAGACTTCTTGCGTATAATGGCTAATCCGGTTTTGGTTAATTGAGTAGCCGTGGTGGTAGTGGTAGGGACTAGCATAGAAGCTATGCCAATACCCCGCCAAGCTTTCTTTACAAATACAAAGTGTATTAGATTTGAGGAAGGAGAGACAATGGAATACCCCAATATCACTTCGGGATCTTCTTTAAGACATGCAATCCTAACCTCAGTGGTATCTTTAGCTAGCAAGAAGTCAATCACTCGGTGATAGTTCTCCATGAACACCGACTTATCGATCTCACTGAACCAACTTTCACCATAGAACAACCCCCTTAGGATCGTAGCCATGATAAAGTTCTTATCTGCCTCAACAGTAGGCCTTACGATGACTAACTCATCCTTGTTCATGTTGCACCGAGTACATTCGAATCATTTCATTTGAAAGAGATTTTAACATAGAACCAACGGTGCTCTTACCAACACCAGTTACTTTTGAGATTTCTCTAATGCTCATGCCTTGAGAGTGCATATCCCACAGAGGTTTATTAGCCTCAGTGAAGTTAGTGAATTCATATAGAAAATGCCCAGCTAGGCGGTAGTAGTCTTGTTTAGCACTTTGTTTAGTAAGTTCTGTAAGATACTGCCCCTTCTTTTGGAAGAGACTGCGAGACCATTCTTTTATATTGCCTTTATTGTTCTCTATGTCTACAAATCCTGAATCTTTCAGGATCTTACTCCACTTATTTTGTAACTGCTTCGGGGGTTTTGTCATTGGGGACTTCCTTGGCTTGAGTAAATGCTGAGGCGTCGCGTCTTGCAACTCTATCAGCGGCGAATTTCGCTTGTTGGATCTCTTGGAATACCGAGCCTGCTACTTGTTTAGCAGAAGCTGCGATAATGGTTTTAAGAAAGTGAGCTTTAGGTTTATGTGTAGTGATAGAGCCTAGATTGATCACTGTAGAAGCTAATACGATCTTAATGGAGTCTCGGTCCTGAGTAGGAAGGTCATAAGTCTCTGAGAAAGACTCTGCCCAAGCATTAAACTCAGTAACACCGGTGGGAAGCTTTGTGGGGAATCTTCCGGCTATCTGCTTTGCTAATCTTATTAGTTTCTGTTTCATATTATCTCCTAAGGGTTAAAGAATCTGTTTCCTGAATTAGGGGCTACTGTTTGAAAGTGAACCCAATTTGGAGTAGCATCAAATGTTTCCATCCAAAGGCCTACTTCCTCCATTAAAGGGACATTGGCTAATACCCAGGGCTTAATAGCACCATCATCGGATATATCGGCTGCTTGTCCCGTTAAATGCTTACTTTTTGTAGCAGTGCTTTTACCATCTGCTATCAATTGCTGTTGTTGATACTCAGATCTAAGACCACTAGTCACCAACATGGGCTGGTTGTACTGAAGTCTTACAATGTTAAGCCTTCTTTGAAGCTCTAAAAGATTGTCATCAATCTCTGGTGTAGTGTGGTAGTCATGTCTATTTAATTCTTGAAGAGTGATCATTTAGACCCCATTATTAAGTTAAGCAGAAGGGTAACACCAACTGAAACCAGTATAGAGAAGCTGATATTGATCAACTTTATCATAGAGAAGGCTTTACTTTCTTTTTAGTAACAATATCACCTAACCCTGCCAGTGGGTCAAATACGGGTATTGGAGGTGCGGTTATTACTTGCACATCTAACCCTTGCAACTCAGTTTCTAAGAAAAGCTTTACATATTCATAAGGAACAATCATTCCCCAGCTTAGCATACCAGATCCAGCAAACACCATTCCGGATAGCTCTCCTTTGTCATTATAGACTGCAGAACCGGAAGACCCGGGGCTGATTACATTGCTAACGGCTTGAGCTTCTACGGGAAATGCAGACCCGCCACTGACTGTGATCATTACCTTTTGTCCAAAATGACCGGTAGTAATAGTAGTAGGAAGTAATAAAGGATGCCCAACTACAACCGAAGTATCATAGGGACGAGGAGCAGATTCAGCTAAGTTAGTGTGTCCATGAAGATCTCCTGATACCCAGATCTGGCAGAGATCATGAATATTAGACATTCTAAAGTTAAGAATAGCATAAGGGGTATTACCATCATCCATAACTACCCCACCATACATGATGTGCTGACAGACATGCTTATTGGTGAGAACTGAACTTGATATAGGATTGCTATTTAGGATAACTCCCGTGCCTCCTCCATGGTTATTGATCACAGAGACGGTGTTGTTTGCAAAATGCTGATTAGAAGTATTAATATGAGTTATTAAAAGGTTTAATGCTAAGTTTGTTAGAACCAATATCGCAATCATTTTGATACTTATTTTAAGTACAGTCTTAATCATTTTGATCTCCTAGTGTTATAATGACATAAAATTAAAGGTGTGTCAACTATTATCTATATTTAGGTCTATGTTGTCTCCAAGGATGAAGTTTCTTCACCGGAGCTGAGCCAGGCATGAATAAGTCTAACCCTGTTCTAAGGGGGGAAGTGTGGCCTTCACAGTAGCAAGTGGTTGGTACTGACAGCATTCCGCACTTGTATATCTTACA